GGGAAGTCCCTACCACCTCAGTATGAGGAGTAACGGATAAGGGCCGTTAGACCCAGTCTCCGAAGCTGTGCCACTGACCAAAAGAGACAAGAACTTTGCTCTTTCGGTATTTTACACGGCTCTTAATCGGAACGAGGTTACCGTTGGCTTTGGGAAAAGCCATCGGACCTCGAAACTTAACTCCGATTTCTGACGTACTTATAGCTCTGAGACGGTCTAGAACTAGACCGAACCCGTCGAACGGTAGCTTTACAGCTACTGTAGTTAGGCAGGGAACCTTGAAACCAAGTTGACGAACGACCGAAGGTCGAGCCTCATCAAAGTTACAAGAGAACCCTGCCGCTCCAAGATGACGTGGGGTAAGAAAACGATACTCTCGGGGTGTTAACCCGCGAATAAAGTTAACTAATCCGCGAAATCTCGAATCGACTGCTGCTCCAGCTAAACACTGTGCAGCATAGTCCATAACATTGTTATGGAAGAGATATAAGTCCCAGACTTTCCTAATCTTGCGACGAAGAAAGAATGGTTTTACGTCAGAACCCAGGAAATAGTGACTGCCGCAAGATTCGTAATAGCACCCGGAAGAGAAACTCTTCTTAGTGTTAACAACAAATCCCAAAGCAGAAACCAAAGCCTGGAAAGAAGGTAACCTATGCGCCGGGAGTATAACATCATCTCCGAAAACGGAGACGTTATCATACTCGTCAGCAGTGCAACACGCTAGAGCGCAAGAGTAAAAAATCATACTTTCAAGCTCGAACGTGAACCCATTGCCCATGGAAGAAAACTTCTCATAAAGAAGCTTTCGACCATCAAGGTTACCGCAATGCGACCTGAAGATCTCCATCACTGTAAACCAGCGAGGGGGAAGAAGTAGCTGACAGACTTTGCGAGCGATTGTATCACTAGCAGAGCTGAAGTCAACAGTTGCGAGTTGTCGACTAAAGGCTACTCTAGCCAAGTTCTGATTAGGAACTTGACTATTCAAGTTGCAGCCGTAACGAAGAAGACGTCTGCGAATCATTTGCCCTAAACCCTTCTGAAACCAAAGGTTCCATCCGGGTTCAATGGCTATAACACGATCCGTTTTCGAATTCTTCGGAACAGTGGTGACGACATTACCCCCTTCGATAGTGGGTGAGATCTTGCTAAGAATCTCATTCCACCAGCTAGGGTAGGCCTCGTTAAGAAAAGGCCACGCAATGTCAAAAGCTTGTCGCGTAATACCAGTTTCATACTGGTACTTGTTAGGCGTAACAGATGTCTCTCCTTTTAACAAGGTGGACACACCTGGACCCCAACCACTGTCTTCAAAGAGCTCCAGGGCGTCAAACTTACCAAGGATTTGACCTATTTTTCTACGTGCCTTCTCAACGAAGACATGCAGTTCATGAGGTGGGAAACTCCCTCCCTCAAGAAAGGGCAAAACCCGTAAGTTAGTCAGCCTGCAAAGTTCCTCAGATTTGAGAAACTTCAATAAGGCCTCAGACCTCCGATCAACC